CATGTGCTCGCGGCGGGTCTTCAGCTTCTCCCGGCGGTCCTTGAGGTCTTCCCGGGCCTGCTTGGTGATGGCTTTGGCCGCGATCTTCTGCAGCTTCGGGTCTTTGGCAATGGCCTTGGCACAGGCGATGCTGCACACCTTCTGCGTGATCATGGCCGGCTTGAAGCGCTGGCTGCAACCTGGTGCCTTGCACTTCTTCGGCTTGATCTCGGCTACGCGCATGGCTCGGCCTCCTTAGCTTTCTCCTGCTCTGGGGCAGAGTCGCCGCGCAGGAGCATGAGGTGCCGGGGCTCATGAATCCCGAAATCGAAGTACACAGCCTCGCCGTCGATCACGGCCGCTAGGCCGTCCCCACTGATCGTCCAGCACGGGACGTCGTCCTGCCGATACATGCGACCATTTGGTGCCAAGTAGATATCGCCTGGCACGACGTACTCGCGCAGCTCACCGTGCTTTCCGATGTTCTGGGTCAGCGAGTTGGCCCCCACGATGACCACAAGGTCGCCCGGTTTGAATTGATGGCTCATGCCGCCTCCTCCCCAAGCAGGTCAGCGAAGTGCACGCCCCGCGGCGCGAACTCCTCGACGATCCGGTCGGTGTACTGGCAACCCTGCGCGCGGTCGAATAGGCGAGTGACAGGGAAGCCATCCGGCCCGAACATGGCGCATGGCCCCATCAGGCGCAGCTTCACGTCATAGTCCAGGTGGATGAACGACTCCGCCCAGCCGGTGCGGAACTCAGCGCAGCCGGCGCGCATGATCGGCACGCCCAGGTGCAGCTTGCAGTACCGGCGCACGTCCTCGATGTCACCCATCTCGGTGCACTTGGCGATGCGCTCGTACATCGCGAACCACAGGGCGTTCTGGTCCAGGGTGCGATCCTTGCCAGGGCGCATGCTGACCACGACGAACTTCTTGTCGCGGAACATCCGGGTGATCATGGTGATCGCCTCCGACAGCTTGGCCTGGCTGTTGACGCTGATCTTCTCAGTCATGGCTTGCCTCCTTGGCCATGGCCGCGTCTAGAGCGGAGCGCGCTTTGTCTCGCGCCCTCCATAAATTTCTCCACCCCGGCTCGTCGTGCTTTCCGCCTAGATCGCTGACAGCCGCCACCAAAGCTCCAAGCTCGGTCCTGAGCTGCTCGATCTGCTCTACCAAGCCCTTTTCGAGACAGCCTTTGGCTTCCTGCGCAAGGTGGCTTGCCACAGCGGCAGCGATGCCGCCCACGACCTGCTGGATTGGCCACCGACTCAGCCGTTCGACCTCCGGCACTACGACCTCGTGATAGGCCTCCCAGCCACGCCAAGCAATGTTCAGCACTGTGTAGGCATAGGTATGCTCATACCGGCACGCCTTGATCACCTCGACAGGCATGACGAACTGGCCGCTCGCCCAATCCTCGAACTGCTCGCGCATCTTGTTGGTGTCCATCAGTGCTTCTCCTTGCGGCAGTCGTTGCAACCTGGTCGGCAGATCCACTCAAGCTGCGGATCACCTTCGTGGCGCTCAATCCGCTCCACCGTGTCACCGCGGCGCACGCACTTGGCTACGAACTTGGCGGTGTCCTTTTCCTGGCCCTTGTCATCCCAGCAGCAGGCCGAAACCTTTCCGCAGGCCCGACGGGCGATGTACTGGTGACCCAGAAATTTTCGTTGTTCGGTCATACGCCCTCCCCGGCCGGCTGCCCGGCGCGCTTGATGTTCAACTTGGCCAGCAGGTGCGCACGGCACGCGGAAGCACCACTGGGAATTTGCTGGACTTCGAGCAACCGGGCCTGGCGTTGGCTTGCATACTCGTCGGCCAGCTCCAGTTGGCTCTTCTGGCTGTCGTGACCGATGCCCGTGGCGATCTTGCCGTCCAGTGGCTGGCCTTCCTTGGCGCGGCGCAGCACGATTTCGTAGGCACGGTCGAAGCGCGCCTGCAGTCCCTTGTCGTTCTGCTGAGCTGATCTCAGGTCGAACAGGCCGGTGGCCACGGCGGCGATCTTCACGCCCTCATGGCTGTAGACGCCCATCAGCGCCTCGACCCAGGCAGCAGCCGGAGCCGGCATGCCAAAGTCCTCAGGCGTCGGCTGGCACATGGCGATGAACTCGCCCACGCTCGGCGCAAAGGGCTTCTTGAGCTTGCGGCACTTCTCGATGCCGAACTCGATCTGCTCGACCGTGCGGATGCCCTCGGCGGCGAACTCCTTGATCCACTCCTCCTTGGCAGCGGCCAGGGCCTCGGTGGATGGCCACGCCTGGCGCCAGGCCGGGAAGATCCCGCGCAGCCGACGGAAAAGGTCGTTCACCACCTCGGCAGTCTCCAGGGAGACCACCACCGGCCCACCGTGAAGCTCCGGCGGACGGTTCTGCATGGCAGCCATCAGTTGGTTTGCTGATTTCATGTGCGCACCATCAGCCCTTCGGCCCAGGATGAGTCGTTGAAGTCGGGTTCGTTGCTTTGGCGACGGGTTGCGGGCTGGCTGCCGCCTGCTGCCTGAGGTAACTCGTCCTCCCAGCGCTTGCCGTTAAGCCAGGTGGATGCGTGCGGGATGTACTGGCCGCCGTCCTTGGTCCAGTCGGTCGACACGGTCCAGGCGGCCAGGGCCTTGGCCATGAGGTCGAACAGGTCAGCGGTGACCTTGATCTTCGCCCAGGCCTTCTCAGCGGCCGACTTGCCGACCTTTCGTGGGTACAACACCCAGAACCGATCAAAATCGACCAGGCCTGGAGCGTCAGCGACCTTAGGCTTTACCGGTTCCTTGACTGGTTCAGAAGAGTGACTGGTTCTGGGGGCAGCTCCTGCCCCACCCCCTGGGTTATCTCCTGCCCCAGGTGGGTTATATCCTGCCCCACCCCCTAGGGCAGGAGCTGCCCCACCCTCCAGCGCCAGGTGATAGACGTTCGACTGGTTCAGCTCTCCCTTGCGGCGGAATTCACGACGCAGGAGCCCGGACTTCTCCAGCTCTCGGATGTGAACCTTGACGGTAGAGCGGCCGATTTCGCACTGATCTGCGATGTGCTGGTACGACGGCCAGCACTCGCCCATGTCGTTGGCGTTGTCGGCCAACTTGATGAGCACCAGCTTGCGCAGCGGATTGCCGACCTTAGTCTTCATGGCCTTGACCATCAGCTCCATGCTCACTGGGCACGCTCCTCGGACATGCCGTTGTAGCGCTCATAGCCGTCGCCGTACTCGTAGCAGTAGGTAGCCGGCCACGCGCCGCGAGTACCTTCTGGCACGAAGTGATAAAAACTGGCGTAGGTGCCTCGTCCGGGGACCGTCTTGACCCATACGTGCTCCGGGCCGCCCAGGCACCAGCGCGGGCGCTCCTTGACGGCCTCGGTCATGTACAGCTCCAGATCGTGATGGCCACGGCTCATGACGATGTAGGTGTCTTCGCCTACCGATTCGATATCCAGCGGGTAGCTCTTCATGCTGCACCCCGCACGGCCTTGTCGTGGGTGTGCAGGCCGTCCCAGTTCAGGTATCTGGCTCGCAGGGCTCTGGCTACTCGGGGGTCATCTTGCAGGTCTGCATAGGCACAAGCGTGCTCATGCTTGCGTGCTCGCCAGTCTTCATGGGCCTCGAACGGGCAGTCAAACAGGCCTATGTGCTCATTACGCTTTGTGAACGGGTTACGACACTGCGCATCAATCCGCCCCTGCTTGTGTCGTGAGGCGCCGATTGGCAGGCCTCCGCTCTTGGAATGGCCCTCCGTCAGGAAGTTGTTCAGCTCTGGAGTGATGAACACGCACGTTTCCGCTGAATAGACTTTGTTACCGGGGATCAGAAGATCCTTGTCCAGATGCTTTCCGGTGTAGTCCTGGCTGAACATCCAATCGCGGAAGGAAGAAAGCGAAAGCCACCGAGGTGATACGGAGCAGCCCTGATAGCTGGGGTAGCGCTTCTGGAATTTTTCGCTGTAGCAGCGATAGAGCATGTCTGCCCAGGCGGAATAGGCCGGGCATTTCCAGGTGATTCTTGTCTTCCCGTTCACGCGGACAGCAGAAGCAATCGGGGTTTCGGAATCGTTTAGGCCGACTCCGCAGACAAGCCGAGGCCTGTTCTTTTCCCGCGCCACAGAATCGTGGTTCGCATTTTGTGGCGCGGGCCTTTGCAGGGCCTGTACACTTTGGGTCTGCATATGCATAATTCTCTTCAGAGTTTTGTTTTGCAGATAGCCGGGCCTTCACCCCCGGCTTTTTTGTGCCCATAATTCGGGCTTATCAGGGCCTGCTCAGGCCTTTCGATGAAACGGGGTCACGACACCTCGCGGATTGCGAGGCTTTGTTCGGTTGGCCAGTTCTCGACGGATCAGCTCAGCTGCCAGCGCCTCAGGGCTTACACCCCTTCTCTTCGCCTCTTTCTCCAGCTGCTCCATCTGCCCCTGGTCCAATCCGACTTCTTCAATCGGCATGGGGCCTCCTACGGGCCTTCAGGCCACGTGCTGATCGCCGGTATTCTCCGAAGCCAGGGCAGCCAGCTGAGCTTCCAAAAGCTCGCGGCAGAGAACAGCGCGCTGCGTGCGGTGGAACTTTGCGAGCGCCTGGATCAGTTCAAAGGTGTCCTCATCGACCCGGACCTTGATCTCGCGGTCATGCAGGTGCTTGGGGTTGGCGTACATGCGGGGATTGCTCCTTGCTGTTGGAAGTTGTTAGGCGGCGGCTCTAGCCGGGGGAAACGCGTCGTCCAGTGCGCACATAGCGCCAAGCTTGTTCAGCGCTTCTACGATCTGGCGCGCCTCTTGGAGGCCTGGGTTCCTCAGGCCGGATTCGTAGTTGGCCAGCCTGGACTGGTTCCAGCCGAGCTGACGTCGCAGCGCTGCCTGGGTAATGCCAGCCCTTTCGCGAATCGTTCGGACTTGGTTCATACGGTTTTCCTCCATTAATGACCGAAGGATAAAACACGTATCGTGTTAATTGCAATCACAATAAGTGAAAGCCGGGTATTTCGTTTCGTGATGAAATCCCGCGCATGAATGAATCACTGAGTCAGCGCATTAAGCGCTTGAGAAAAGCGACCGGGATGTCACAGGCGCAGCTCGCAGATGCCTGCGGCTGGAAATCGCAGTCGCGCGTTGGTAACTATGAAGCTGGCACGCGAGAGCCCACGCTGGCCGACATCGCCTCCATTGCTTCCGCCCTCGGCGTGGATCAGTCCGAGCTGCTGCTGAATTCTCCGCCACCAGAGATCCCAAGCACTCAGCCGCGAAGTACTGCCGACCTGGTCAAGCAGATGCTCGCCAAGAGTGGCAAAGGTATCCCTGAGGAGGCTCGCAAGAGGCTGCTCGCAGCTGCCGAAGAGCCGGCGCCTCCAAATGTCATTGCTGCCGAATTCCAGCGCCCAGGCCTCATCGGCGATGAGGTGTGGATTGCCCACTACGATGTCCGGGCTGCAATGGGTGGCGGCGAAATCGCCCATGATTTCCCCGAGATGCTCAAGGATGTGCGGGTCAGCCCAAGCCACCTTCGCGAATTGGGCGTCGAGTTCGAAGAGCACTACCACCTGAAGGTGGTCACCGGCTGGGGCCAGTCGATGGAGCCCACCATCAAGCACCGTGACCCACTAATCGTGAACATCAACGTCCGCGACTTCGTGGGCGATGGGGTGTACCTATTCGTCTGGGATGACCTGCTCTACATCAAGCGCCTGCAGGTGGCTGATGAGGATCATTTCGAGATGATTTCGGACAATACCAGACACAAGGATCGGTTGATCCGACGGGATATGACCTACATCCAAGCTCGGGTGCTGCTGGTATGGAACGCGCATCTCGTGTGAGGGTGAATCATCTAGTGACAGGACGGCCGACCATACAACTGCAATTTTTGATGTTGAGGAATTATCGTGTCTACATCAGCAATCGGATCCAATACGATTAGCTTTACCGATGCAGTTCGTTTTTTTCGAATAGTGACCAATTCGGGCCCATGTCCAATGTGCTCTGCCGTTGCTTGGACCATCCCGGTTAATCAGATGAACGGCCCCGTATCCCTGGTCCCCTCGGGGAACAACGATGACAGCGGATCGCCCGTGATGGAGCTCAAGCTATCGTGCGATGTTTGTGGCTATTTCAGAAGCCATAACGCCACCATCATTCGAAAGTGGATTTCTGAGAATCCTGCGGACGACGAGCCTACCAATGGTTGATTTCGCCCCAATATTCAACGACAAGCACCTTCCACATTTCAAGAAAAGTGACAGTTCGCCATTAAAACCCGATACTCAACCTATGAACGACATCACTCGCGAAGAATTGAGATCAACCCTATCCGAAATTGAAAATCGGATGGATAGGCGGTTTGAGCGCCTAGAGCAAGCCGAGGAGCGCAGGTCGGAGGCTTGGCGGCGGGAGCAAGAGGCATATCGCCATGAGCAGAAAATGCGAGACCAGCTCTATTCGGAGAGATTTGAAGCCACCAGCAAGCGACTTGAAGACCGTGACAAGGTCATCGACTCAAAGCTGGATGCCGTCGCGGAATCTGTGAGGCGCATGAGCGATAAGGTTGACGGCTTTTCTGAAGAGCTCTCCTCAAAAGTCGATGAGGTCCGCAACTCGAATCGCAATACCGTTCTGGCGATCCTGGGCATCGTAGTGTCGGTCGGAATTGCGACCGTGATAGGGCTATGGGGCGCCAATTCAACGATCGTGGGAAGTGCCTCATCCATATTTTCTGCAGGACAACAGCAGACAGCCGACCAACAAGCCTTCAAAAAATTGCTAGAGGAAACCAAAGCTCAGTCAGCTGAAACTCAGCAGCTGCTCGAGAGGTTACGACCCAGTCAGCCCGCCGCACCTGAAAAGTCCACGCCGCAATAGCAATATGAAAAGCCCGCCTCGGCGGGCTTTTTGATGCCCGTCAGAATGGCGCCTCTTCCTCCATTCTCTCCTCCTCCCAATCCTTCTCTATGACTAGGTCGTCGCGATCTTCGGCGCTCTGTAGCTCCCATCGCACCGTCACGCTCTCATCGTCATTGAAGGTCAAATCAAGCTCTGGGGTCTCCGAAAGCAGCCCCATCACCTCTTCCCACTCCATGTCGCCATCCGTGTCCAGGCGATGGATCGTCACCCAGCGCTGTGTCTGCGCCAGGGGGTGATTAATCATCGACGATACGCGGAGCCCTAGACGCTCAACTCCGGTCATTTCCTGGCGCTCTTTGGCCGCCGTTTTTTTCTGCTTGGACATAGACCGCTCTCCATTACTGTATATCCATCCAGCACTGTTGGCGAGCATACATCACGCTCTGTGAAACGTGAACCCGCCTTGTGAGGATTTTCCTCATCACACCCGAAGAAAAATAAATCACATATCGTGTTGACATTAAAAACACGATGCGTGATATTTGCCTCAACACGCAGTCACCGAACAGGGACTGCGGAGGCCCTCAAGCCTCACCGCTCTTTCACATTGATGGGAACCTCGCGGATCGATCCCGGCAACGGCACAGCGCGAGCAATAAATTCGATCCCCATGCCAGCTCTGGAACTGGCCAGCTCGAAGCCATGCGGCACGCTCCCTCACTGAAAGCGTCAAGCGGGCCAAGGGTTGCGCTGCAAACGCTCCCTGCCGGGATGCCCTCAGAACGGGCGTCAGCACCTGGCACAGCGCGATCAGTGAGGAAACACCACGAGATTCACTGATGCCGCTTCCACGAGGCGGCATTGGGAATCAGGCATGTAATACTGCTCGTATCGAAAACAGATTGGAGGTCAACGTGGAAGTCTGCGAGTTCATGGAAAGGCTTATCGCTACAGCTGGCGAGTTTGGTCAGTGGAGTATCCAGAGGATTGTTGAAGAGCATCGGGGCGTTGAAGTTGTACCGGGTTTCTGCTGGAACGAGGCTCGCACCTCTGCGGATGACCCAGAACTCAAGGCCGGCTGGCTTTACTTCGCCATGGATCGCGGGAAGTTCTTGTTCGTCAGCTATACGGACCTCCCCAGCAGCAGGCGTTGAGGCTCAGCAGCAAAACACAGCCCGATCAACTCGGGCTTTTTTGTGCCTGCGATTTCACTAGCAGCCATTCCCGCGAGTGGCTGCCGGGAAATCAACCGGAGGAACAAGCAATGGGCTTGGACGTTTCTGCATACAGCAAGCTGGTCGAGGCGCCTGACGCCGAGCGTGACAAGGACGGCGACCTGGTCGACTACGACAACTACCGCGACTTCTACTTCAACAAGGACTTCCCCGGCCGCGCCGAGGGCCTGAAAGAGGGAATGACCTACAAGCTTGGCGAGGAAGGCTCAGGCTTGAGCACTGGCTACGGTCGCTACAGCGCATGGCGCGATGAACTGGCGAAGCTTGCCGGCTACACGCCGGATGCCAGCCCAAGCGATGAGTACGAAAAGCGCTTCCCATACTTCGGAGGTGCCAACAAGGCAGGTGAAGGCCCGTTCTACGAGCAGATCCTGTTCTCGGACTGCGACGGCACCATCGGCCCAGTGGTCAGCGCGAAGCTGGCCAAGGACTACGCCGACTTTGCGGAGAAAGCCGAGGCAGTTGGCGGCTACTTCTGGGAAAAGTACCAAGAGTGGAAAGTTGCCTTCGAGGTTGCGGCTGACGGCGGCGCCGTCGTTTTCCACTGAAACCCCGTCAGCCTGACGTTAACTGCCCGATGCCCTGCTCCCCATCGCAGGCTGCATCGGTGAGCGATCTGGTTGCGCAGGCTGATGCGCAGGTTTGAAAGCAAACAGTTCCCGCGAACGATCGATACCGGCTAAGTAGTTTCATATGCCCGCGCGGTACCGGGTCGTAATAACTGGCATTGAGGGAGGCGCAAGCCGTTTACCTCGGCATGGTTCGCAAGCCGGAGATCAGCACCGGCCAGATCGCTCACCGATGCAGTTTTCATCGATTTAAAGCTCATCACCGTGAGCCTTATGAAGGTTAAGGCTCACCGCAGTAAACATTAATCGACGTACACGCAGGCGAATCCGGGGCCCACCCGGCCAGACCAGATGCATGTGAGGTAGCGCTCACCGCCTGCACCCTTTCCTACTAATCAACTCAAGGAGACGCAAATGCTGACGCATGAGCGCCTGCGCGAGCTATTGGTTTACGACCCTGAAAGCGGGGTCTTTACCTGGCTCCAATCGAAAGGCACCCGAGTTGTTGGAAAGCCTGCCGGTTATATCTGCGGCGAAAAAGGCATCTACATCATGGTCGACAAGAAGGGCTACCGAGCCCATCGCCTCGCATGGTTCTACATGACTGGGGCCTGGCCTGCAGATCAGGTTGATCACATCGACAGAAACCCAAACAACAATGTTTGGGCGAATCTGCGCGAGGCCACTGCGGCGCAGAACAGTCAGAACACCAGTCGCTCCTACCGCAGCGTCAGCGGCGTAAAGGGCGTCATTTGGGACAAACATGAAGGCATGTGGCGAGCCTCAATCACTTGCAACAAGGTGGTTCACATCCTCGGGTATTTCCACAACGTCCAGGTCGCGGCAGAGCAAGTTGCTGCCGCCCGGGAAAGGCTCCACGGCGAGTTCGCTTGCCACCTCTAACCACTTCTAATTTTCGACCGCATTAGGCAGGCGCCAGGCCACCTTTCACGGTGGGTTTGGTCACCCGCGCCTGGCTCCTGGCCAATGCGGTTGCCACACGAGCAAACGAACATGAGCGAACTCGGATATTGCGAGGGCGATACCTGCGGCCGTGACGGCTGTGAGGGCGTCATCGAATCTCACAAGGTGGTTAATTGCAGTTGCCACATATCTCCACCATGCGGCGCTTGCACCGCACCGCGCGGTTACTGCGAAGTCTGCGGCTGGGAGGAGTCGGAAGACCCACCGCCGCCACCCGAGACCTACAAGGGCAAGCCGTGGCAGCCGCCCGAGCCGCAACCGCTTGACCCAAGCAAGGTCGATTGGCGCTTCGTGCCTCACACCCACTTCTCGATGATCAAGGAAGGGGTATACCCGCCGCACATGAGCCGCGAGGAGGTTGAGCAGGAGATTCGCGGCACCTTCGGCGGCCGCTTCGAGCAATTCGGCAATGGCCGCTTCAAGTACATCGCATATACAGACTGACCCACCACCTGGAGGCGACCATGGCCGTCACAGTCGAGGCTGCTGCCGTCTTCCGTGGCGGCGGTCGTCGCTGGTTCACCCTTCGCGCCGCATGCGCAGCTGAGGCACGTGCACTGCTCAAGAAGCACTGCGATTGCGACTACTGCGATCACGAGGGCTATGGCAGAGAACACCTCTACTGCCGACTTCATCACCCCGACCGATACCCGCGAATCATGAAGCGCCTGACTAAAGGCCTCATGCGGCGCTATCGAGCATCCCAACCGTAACTGGAGGCGACCATGGGCGCACTTCGAGCAGCACAGTTTGAGTACGACAACCGCCTTCCAGGCGAGCACCCGGACGATGTGCGGGAGCGCCTGTGGGTCGACGATGGCATCGCTGAGCTGATGGCGCGCCGCGACGTTGTGTTTCAGCGTCGGATGCGCCCGAAGCAGGGTGTCACCTATGAGCGCTTCGCCCAGGCGGTGGATGAGTTCGTGATGGGCCAGCTGGGCCTGAACGGCATCAGTAACTCGGTATTGGGCCGCCTGGTTCTGGCGGCGCGCTCCAAGGTCACCGGCGACGCAAAGGCAGCGGCCGACGAGATCATGAGCGTTGCGAACCCAGAGGCAGCGCTTGAAGAGATCGCCCGCCAGCTGCTAACCCCCTTCGCCAAGGAAGGGGTTCTGGCCCAGGCCGAGGAGGCGCAATGAGAAGCCCGCACGTTCTGATCGACGAAGAACTCGACGCCATGGCACACCCCGGCACGGATCTGAGCTGGAGCGTCATGGTGCAGAAGCTCCTCACCGAAATGCTGGCCGACCAGCGCATCACCATCGAAGAGTTCAACCACTACTGCGGGCGCCTCAACAAGATCGTTGATGGGCGCAAGGAGGTTGCATGACCACGCCAGTTTTCCCGTCGATCATCGACGACCAGGTCGCTGAACTGCCCGAGGCCCAAGCCATGCCTGGTGACCGGGTGCTAATGCTCTTCAAGGGTCCGACGCTGTTTGACGCCAAGAGAGCCGCTGCCGAGGCGTTCATCGAAAATCCTGAGGCTGTCAGCCGCAGTTGGTGGATGTGCGGCGAGTGGACAGTTGGGTATGAGGTGCGCGCATGAGCCAGCGCTACTTCCACAGCAACCTTGACCTGATCAAGTTCAATGGCCATCTGCGTCATTACTTGGGCGGAGGTTTTCGAGGCCCTATGCACAAGGAATGCATTCTCGCTTCCTTGCGCTCAATCGCCAAAAATCCCCAGTGCCATTGGTACGGTGTCTCGAAGCTTCAGCCAGTCCAAAACTTCAAGCGTATCCCCAAGCCAAACCTTCCAGGTTGAAGCCATGACCAGCTACCAGCGTGCACGCCGTATCGCTACCTGGCGTGGCTCCTTCATCGCCCTCACCTTCTTCACCGGCTGGCTCCTCCTGAGCGCACTGGCCGGCACCATCACTTCCTGATTCACGTAGCCGAGCACGGCGGCCCTTCGGGATAACCGTACCCCATGCGGGAGCGTAAGCGGCGAGAGCGCGCAACCATCCACCGCAGCCAGGGCCTGGAGCGTACCTCCGTGCCTGGGTGACCTGGCGATTCCCTATTCCAACTGACGGCGCCGGCCTGGCGCGGAGACGAATCGTGTCCAACGAATCGAAAACCCACTTCAAGAAGGCTTTCAACAGCCCGTACTTGAGCAGCGCCGATGTCGTCGGCCACATGACCTTCACCATTGCTCGCGTAGCGCTGGAGACGGACAAGACCAAAAAGACCAAGGATCAATTCAACACTGCTTACTTTGCCGAGCGCGAGATCCGCCCGGGCGAGAAGCTGAAGCCGATGATCCTGAACGTTACCAACAGCAAGACCCTGAAGGCCCTGACCGGCTCGCCGTTCATTGAGGACTGGCAGGGTGTGAGAGTCACTATTTACGTCGACTCCAATGTGAAGTTCGGTCGCGAGGTGATGGAAGGCCTGCGCATCAGCCCTAAGGCGCCGACAGTGGCGTGGCTTACCCCGGAAAACCAGAAGGCCTGGGGCAATGCCAAGAACGCATTCAAGCGCGATGGCAACCTTGATGCAGTGCTCGCTCGCCTGGCGATGAGTGACGAACACCAGCAACAGCTCATGCAGGAGTGCGCCAATGAATCGGCTGTGGCATGACATCGAGCAGAACACAGAGGTGTGGCAGGCCCTGCGCACCGGAAAGGCCACGGCATCGAACTTCGCCTGCTTCATGGCGAACGACGGAAAGGCTTTCGGCGAGCCTGCGAAGAAGTACGCGCTACAACTCGCCCTGGAGCAGCTGACCGGGCGAAAAGCTGAGTTCGGTTTCAAAAACGCCGATACCGATCGCGGACATGAGCAGGAGCCGGTTGCCAGAATGCTCTACGAGGATGAGCGCTTCGTCGAAGTGACCAATGGCGGCTTTTACGACTGCGGCGAGTTCGGAGATTCGCCTGACGGGTTAATCGGCCAAGACGGGGTTATCGAAATCAAGTCGGTGATCGCTTCTGTCCACTACGACACCCTGCGCCGTGGGTCATTCGACCCTTCATACCGCTGGCAACTGGTCGGTCACCTCGACTGCTCTGGAAGGGATTGGGTGGACTTCGTGAGCTACTGCTCGGACTTTCCTGAAAGCGGGCAGCTCATCGTGTACAGGCAAGACCGGGATGACTTCAAGGAGGAGCTGCCGAGGCTCATTGAGCGTCGGGCACAGTTCCTTGAACTGGTCGCCCAGGTGAAGAAAACCATAGAAGAGGGGCTGGCAGCATGAACCCATCAATCGACCTGGAGGCCGCACAAGCGGCCTTCTTTGCCTCTGGTGGTCAGCTTGTCGTGCTGGAGGGTTTCACCTACCGACCACTACCCGAGCGCAAGCACCCAGACCCCAAGCAGAAGCCGGCCAAGCCTGCCGCCCGCAAGTCCGAAAGACAGCAGGTAACCAAAGCCAGGACCCGCGCAGCGAAGGTCGCCGAGTTGGCCAAGACCATGAGCTGCGGTGAGGTTGCGGAGCTCCTTGGGGAAACCAAAGGCGCGCTCTGGGGCGTGGCTGCCCGGGAGGGCTTCAAGTTCTTCTCCCCGCCCAGGGCGGCCCGGCCAACGAAGTCCGCGGCTGATCAGGAAAAGGAAGATCGAGCGCTCGCCGATCAGATCATCGCTCTCCGTGACGCCGGCGATTCTCGGACCCGGGTAACCGCGAAGCTGGGGATCGGGAATCGCAAGCTCGAGCGAATCCTGGTGGCGTTCAAGATCAACTTCCCGCTTCAGCGGCACCGGGGGTAGCCATGCCAAGAGTCAAGCCGGAAAAGATCCACCCACTGCCCTACTACCAAGGGCGTACCACTCGGGCTGCTGGCCGGTGCCGAGCCTACCAGCCTCACCCCGAAATGTCGGTCGATAGCGCCTGGTGGCTCGCGGGCTGGCATGACTGCGACATGGAGTTATCCCATGAACCGAAAAATCCGCCGATCGCTGCAACTGCACAGGCGGCGTGAGCAATCCCACATTCCCCCAAGCGGCCTGCAGGAGGTCGAGCATGGCACAAGCAATCGTTTCCCCGCTGCGCAAGCCGGTGCGCAAGCTGTACAACACCCGCAGCGGCGGCCAGTACCGGCCTGATGATGTGGCCATGGCCTTTGCCCTGAGCCTGCGTTTCCACGACAGCGCCGACCACCTGCGCAGGCTGGCCCGGCGCCTGGTGGACAAAGTGTGCCTTGAGCATCAGCCGAACATGAAGCGCCTAGCCCGCGAGCCGGACGACGCCAAGGCGTTCGATGCCGCGCTCAAGATCATCAACCGGGTGTGCGACCTGCTCGACATCGGACCGGGCGCCACCTTCGTGCGCAATGGAGGCGATGATGGCTCTGACGCAGCAGCAGCGTGATGAGAAGCGCAGGACCAAGGCCGAACGCTTGCAGGAAGAAGACCTGCGCTTGAAGGTTCGACCAGGGACTAAACAGGCCCTGCTGGAGCTGATGGAGTGGGCCGGGATCGAGGAACAGGGCGAGGCGATGACGCTGATGATTCATCACGTCGAGGCGCTCGGGCATCACGCACTTTTCAGGATCGCGCGCCACGAAATCGAGGGTCACCGATCTGTGGCGCGGACTGAGCCTCTTCGGCTGTCGGCCAGGAAGCGAACCGGCCAGCACCTGCGAGCGATATGCGGCTGGGCGGATGCCTCGGCTAGTCAGATGATTGAGGCTCTGATCCATGGCATCCACGCTCTCGGCCAGTTGCACGCGGCGAAATTTCTCACCCCGCCGCGGCACGAGATCAGCATATCGCCACGCCTGGCCCTGGCCTTCGATCGGAAGAGCATGCTGATGATTCAGCAGGACTCAGGCGATGAGATTATTCGCCCGACTGGCTGAAACGGATGCTACCCGGCTTTGGCAAGCGCTTCTCTGGCACAACGCTGAACCCAATAAGAGCGAGTGTCGCGTGATGCGTCTCCCCCTCATAATTCTTGCTGGTTTCGGTTCCAACATGTAGCAGCTGCCCGCCATGCTCCTGAAGGAGGTGATTGATGTTTTCGTCAATCTTCTCACCATCTTGGAAGGTGGCGCAGAAAGGACAGCCGGTAGAAGTGTGGGTGATCAGTTGGACCGTGTGCTTCACGCTTGATGCTTCCATTTCATCTCCTTGATCCGGCCCCATGCCGGTCACCCGTAATACCCCATCCCACCCCAAATTGCCACCATGCCGCCACCAGCACGGAGGGCGGCGCATGCATGGAGAAAGCCATGAGCAACTACAGCTGCGACTACGTTCGCCGCCATTACGACGTGCCGGCCGAGATCGGGCGCCGCGTGGTCGCCAACGGTGAGCCAGGCGTCATCATGGCCGACCGCGGCCAATACATCGGCGTCATCCTCGACAGCGACCCGAAGAAGCGCATTCGCAACTACCACCCAACCTGGGAGATGCAGTACGGCGAGATGGCCGAGAAGCTTCCGCTAAAGCGTTACCAGGTGCTCGTCGCCGGTTGGGACTGGTGGGACATCACCAATCGAACAATCGTCGATGTGTTCGCCAGCACGCCGTCGCAGGCCAAGTACAAGGCTTACGAGCGGTGCGAATACCACGACATTGAGTGCATGTTTGGCTTCAAGGTCCGTAGGGCCTGAACAATTATTAAGCCGATCGAGATGGCATCAAGTCACCGAACCCCCACACTGCCGTTCCTATTAGAACCAGCGCTACAGATACTTTCAGAAATAGTCTGGTCTGCGGGAAGTACTTCTTCTTTGCGATAGGAAAAGTATCACCAACCCATCCAGAAGGTTTGAAGACATCCGCCATATCCCTAGCCTTCAGATCGGCTAAGAAAGCGAGTCCAGCCATCACCGCTCCACCTCTCGCAATCCACATGCTCGGCCTGCCAAGTCCATAGCACAGCGCGATAGCTGTCACCAGAGCTGTTACCGCAAGGACTGCATACGTTATGAACCCTCTTCTTGCCTTGAGGGCGGAGCGCTCATAAGGGCACTGTCTTTCATCAGGCATGTCTATCCGACTCCTCCCATCGAGCGGATACCAATATCCCAAACAACTAAATCACGCCACCCCGGCGAGGACCGCCCATGTCTGCATTTCAGAAAAAGAACCCGCTCGACTTCAAAACCCAGTACGGCCTTGGTTTCGACCCGCAGGACGATGAGATCGTGGTGGACTTCTTCTGCGGTGGCGGCGGCGCCGGTACCGGGCTGGAAATTGGCCTTGGCCGGCCGGTGACCGTGGCCAAGAACCACAGCCCGGCGGCCATCAGCATGCACACCGCCAATCACCCAGCGGCGCGTCACTTTACCACCGACGTGTTCGAGGGTGACCCGGACGAAGAATGTCAGCGCCGGGCCGTGGGCTGGTTCCACATGAGCCCCGACTGCACCCACCATAGCCAGGCCGCCGGAGGGCAGCCGCGCAAACGTGAGATCCGCAACCTGTCGTGGATCGGCTTGAAGTGGGCCGGCAAGAAGAAGCCGCGGGTGATCAGCCTGGAGAACGTGAAGCAGATTTTGCAGTGGGGCCCGCTGATGGCGAAGCGCGACAAGGCCACTGGCCGGGTGATGAAGCTGGACGGCACCGTGGCCGCCGTCGGCGAGCGCGTACCAGTGCAACAGCAGTTCCTCGTGCCCGACCCGAAGCGGCGCGGCATCACCTGGCGCCGGTTCGTGCATCTGCTCGAAGTCATGGGCTACCAGGTCGAATGGCGGATCATCAAGGCCTGCGACTTCGGCGCACCGACCAGCAGGGAACGCCTGTTCATGATCGCCCGCTGCGATGGCCAGCCCATAGTGTGGCCAGAGCCGACCCACGCCAAGAGCCCAGCCAAGGGCCAGCAGAAGTGGCGCACGGCCGCCGACTGCATCGATTGGAGCGTGCCAAGCAAGAGCATCTTCGGTCGCAAGAAGGCGTTGGCTGATGCCACGCTGCGCCGAGTGGCCAAGGGCATGAAGAAGTTTGTGCTGGACAACCCTCAGCCCTTCATCGTGCCGATCGCGAACTGGTCAGGCGAGCTAGCCCAGTCGGCAGATGAGCCGCTGCGCACCGTCACCTCCTGGCCGCGTGGCGGGTCCTTCGCCGTGGCAAGCCCAGTGATTCTTCCAGCAACGCACCAGGGCGCCGACCGTGTGAACAACCCGCGCGATCCGCTGCCAACGGTAACTGCAGCCAATCGTGGCGAACTGATGATGGCCAGCCCAGTGATGATCGGAGCCGGTGGGCCTGTGTACGCCGGCAAGCCTGCGCCAGCTGATCAACCAATGGGCACGCTGATGACGCAGAACCACCGCGCTCTGGTTACTGCATTCATCGAGCAAGCCAACGGCGGCTTCAACACCACCCCGGCCAAGGGTGCAGACGAGCCGCTGACCACGGTAACCAATACCGGCAGCCAGCAGCGCCTCGTAACAGCCAGCCTGGCCACGCTCCGCCGCAACTGCGTAGGGCGGGCGGTAGATGAGCCGGTACCGACCATGACCGCCGGCGCCGAGCATCACGCCCTAGTCGAGTACAAGCTATCGCCAGAGCATGAGGAAGGCGCCCTGCGCGTCGCCGCGTTCCTGATCAGTTACTACGGGACGGAGAACATCAGCGCCTGCGACTCGCCAGCGCCCACGGTGACCACCAAGGACCGCCTGGGCCTGGTCACCGTGTCCGTGAGGGGCACGCCCTATGTGATCGTCGACATCTGCCTGCGTATGCTGCAGCCGCACGAGCTATACCGCGCCCAGGGCTTCCCAGCCAGCTACATCATCGACAAGGGCGCCGACGGCAAGCCGTTCACCAAGACCGAGCAGGTGCACATGTGCGGAAACAGCGTCAGCCCGCCACCGATGGCAGCCCTGGCGCGGGCTAACGACCCATGGAAGGTCAGCCATAAAGAGCTGGCCGCCGCATAAGCGACCCGCATTACTGAGGCGGCGACTTCTTATCTGCCGCGATGGCTGTCAGATCTGCCCAGTCGTCCGGATTGAGTGGATCTGCTCAGCAGTGAAGCGTTGGAGGAGCATGGACTGCCCCAGCGTGACATTCCCCTGCTGCTTCACACACTGAACGTATTCGACAGTGACGCCCGATTCCAGGCGCAGTTTCCTGATACGACACTTCATAGTTCACCCCTCTGTGGTTGGTGACGTCCGAGAATACCGGATTCAAAACTCTGCCCGCATCAACTTTCTGTACACTTTTTAACCAGAGCACATCTGTACTCCACCCAGCTGTAACCCCTCGCCCCTCTATTTCGAACAGGCCGCAATCTTGTCCGTTGCAGCCAGGCCCTCGGTGGCAATCCGGCGGGCACGCCCTACACCCCAGGCTAATGCCCTAGTCATCGATTCGCCTGGGCGGGAGTCGAAAGCTTCCTCGTGGAGCGCAACACCAGAGGCCGCATAGACGCCGATGAACATCTGCGTGTTGCCCGTACGAGACAGCCGCACCTGCACATCGATAAACGTGCCGTCATCGAGAGTTTCGTCATGGTCCCGGTGGTGCAGGGTTGGGTCCGACCACTGCCAATAAACGTCGCCGCGCATGCGCATGCCGCCTCCTAGGACTGATGTCTTTTTGTTTAGGGCC